GAAGTGTGTTATTATCTATGCATAGATAAGGAAAAATTAGAAACCGACGGGAGCCTCCATAAGAGGATCGTAGACCGCCTCAAAGAGAAGCCAAGAAACGCTTTTCGCAAGATATCCTACGGCATTTATGAGACTCCACACGGTAATGACTTTGGGTTCTGTATGGCACACACAAATGCAATACAGGGCGTCAAAAAAGACTCTTGACATGATAGAGCAAGAGTATTATAATAGATATCAAGGAAAGCTTGATATACTTTAGACATAATCACAATACAAGGAGAAAAATATGTCAATCAACATGGATCTAATGAGAGAGAAGCTCGCCGTACTACGCGGTGAGGGAACAAGGGAACAGTCAGCTTGGTTTAAGCCGGCCGAAGGAGACCAGGACATTCGAATTGTCCCAGCCACCGACGGCGATCCGCTGAAGGAAGTACACTTCCACTATAATGTGGGAGAGCACCGCGGCGGGATTGTTTGCCCCAAGCGTAACTTTGGGGAGAAGTGCCCCATTTGCGAATTCGCCTCGCAGCTTTGGCGAGAAGGCGTCGACAAGAACGATGAAGAAAGCAAGAAGCTTGCTAAGTCGCTCTTTGTCCGAGCGCGCTACTTCTCTCCGGTTGTCTTGCGCGGCCGCGAAGAAGAAGGAATTAAGGTGTACGGATACGGCAAGCGCGCCTACGAGAATCTGCTAGGGTACATTCTCGATCCGGATTACGGAGACATCACAGACCCACTTGAGGGTACTGATATCTCACTTACATATACAAAGCCCACAGCACCGGGCGCATATCCACAAACAAACCTAAAGATGCGTCGTAACACATCTTCATTGTTGGAAGACACGGAAGCTATCCCCGCCCTCCTTGATAGCATGCCTGACATTGATGCTCTCTTTGAGCGTCATACTCCGCAAGAGATTGATGCAATCTTGGATGAACAACTGTCCGGCACCGCAAGTGCCGAAAGCCGCTCGACGGAAACCACTAAATATGGAAACGGCAAAAGCGATGTGGACCGAGCGTTTGATGAACTAATGTCCACCAAGTAATTAGGTTTGTAGGCAGCCGCTGGCACCCCGGCTATAAGTAATAGGGTGCCGCATTTTTAAGGAGAGGAAATGGCTAGAAAAAGCAAACAAGCAAAACCCGGCCGAGTTTCAATGCAAGACTTAATGAGTCTTGTAAATAAGAAAGCCGGCCGCAATGTCGCCCATGATCTAACAGGCGAGAACCCAACCGAGGTAAAAGAATGGATCTCAACAGGGTCCCGATGGCTTGACTCCATCATCTGCAAAGGAAAGGTTGCCGGCATTCCAGTCGGGAAGGTCACAGAACTAGCAGGCCTGGAGAGCACCGGTAAATCCTACATGGCAGCACAAGTGGCCGCAAACGCTCAGAAAACGGGCAAGATGGTCGTCTACTTCGATTCTGAGTCTGCCATCGACCCAAGCTTCTTGGAGCGCGCAGGATGCGACCTAGAGCGTTTAATGTACGTTCAGGCGTCCTCTGTGGAGTTTGTCTTGGAGACAGTGGAAGAACTGTTGGGGGCGACCGATGAACAGTTATTGTTTATCTGGGACTCTCTGGCGCTTACCCCGTCCGTGTCGGATGTAGAGGGAGACTTTAATCCTCAATCCTCGATGGCGGTAAAGGCTCGCATTCTCGCCAAGGGAATGTCAAAGCTGATTATCCCCATTGCCGACAAGCAGGCAACGTTTATTGTACTTAACCAGCTTAAGACAAATATTCCAAGTGGCCCTAACGCTCGCATTATTGCGATGACCACCCCCTACATGACACCCGGTGGCAAGGCGATGCACTATTCGTATTCGCTGCGCATCTGGCTCACCGGCCGTAAGGCCAAGGCATCCTTCGTTGAAGATGATAAGGGCTTTCGCATCGGATCAGAAGTTAAGGTAAAACTGGAGAAGTCACGCTTTGGAACACAAGGTAGAAACTGCGCATTCCGTATCCTATGGGGCACCGAAGATATTGGTATCCGTGACGAGGAAAGCTGGTTTGATGCGGTAAAGAGTTCCGATCACCTGACGAGTGCCGGCGCATGGTACACACTCAAGATGCCTGACGGTTATGAGAAGAAGTTCCAGCCTTCCAAGTGGGCCGAGATCATTCAAACAGACGAAGAGTTTAAGAACAACATCATTAAACTAATGGACGAAGAGGTTGTTCAGAAGTTTGATCGACGAGAGGGATCTGCCGATCAGTTTTACTCTGATCCCGGATAAAATCGCTTGACAGCCCTCCTGTGATGCGTTATACTTATGTATAAGCTTGTAGGAGGGCTTTTGTCTACCATGGTCCAAGAATATACCTCAGACTATAGTGCCGATAGATTTCACAAATATTCTGGCAAGGTACGGCGCTATATGGAACTAGCAAAGCGCATGGCCCATCAGTCGACTTATCCTGATTATCGCCACGGCGCGGTGCTGGTGAAAGGTTCTATCCGCAACGTATCGTTCAATAAGAACAATTACTGTGCATTTGGCTCACGGTTTCAACGCGAGCACCAAGGAAGAACCACATTGCATGCAGAACTCGGCGCTATCCTTGGGATGGATCGAGAGATTACAGATGGCGCCACTGTGTATGTGGCTCGTGTCGGCAAGAAGGGCGATTATAAGCTATCCAAGCCGTGTGCCATGTGTCACGAAGCACTTAAGCACGTAGGTGTTAAGCGTGTCGTATATACTATTAACAACAAGAAAGCAGGAAGTTATAAACTATGAAAAGAGTATTGATTATTGATGCCCTCAATATGTTTTTGAGAGCATACATTGTGGATCCAAGTTTGTCCACGAATGGCGAACCAATCGGAGGATTCAAGGGATCTATCAAGATCGTGCAGAAGCTAGCTCGCATGATAAAGCCAGATGAGATTGTGATTGTTTGGGATGGACCTAACGGCTCCCAGAAACGCCGCTCAATCGACAAAAACTACAAAGAAGGCCGCAAGCCAATTCGCCTCAACAGGAATGTCAAGGCACTTAGCGAAGATGAAGAGTTGCGAAACAGAGTGTGGCAGCAGACCCGGTCCATTGAGTACTTCAATGAAATGCCCATTGTGCAGGTAATGCTTCCGGAAGTGGAAGCTGATGATGTCATCTCTTATCTTACTCGGATGCAGTACTACGACGGCTGGCAAAAAGTAATCGTTTCTAATGACAAGGATTTCTACCAGCTGTGTGACGAAGAAACTGTGGTATATCGGCCCACAAGCGATATAGTATATAACAAGAAGCGCATTGTGGAAGAGTTGGGGGTACATCCACGCAACATGGCATTGGCCCGCTCCCTCGTAGGCGATGCCTCCGATAATCTCCCGGGCATCAAATCAGTAGGGTTTAAGACCATCCAGCGCCGTCTTGGATTTTTGGCCGCCGACAAAGATTACACTATTGATGATATTATTTCTTATTGTGAGAAGATCGACAAAAAACTCAAGTTTCACGATAATATCATAGCAGGAGAAAAAATTATTGAACACAATTACAAGATGATGCAGCTATATTCTCCAATGCTTTCTCCTCAGTCAAAGGACTTTGTAAGGAACGCCGTAGAGAACTTTGAGTGTAATTTCAACAAGATAGAAATCATGAAGAAAATGCGTGATGACGGGTTTGGAGAGTTGAACTGGAAGGACCTAGAGTTGCGTTTAAATAAAATTAATTCTGAGCGCTAATTTGCTTGACTTTACAGACAATTTTGTTATATTTACTGTTAGCGCAACCCGAGATGAACCGTGATCGAAAAAGATAGTTTTAGTCGGTATGGAAAATCCTTCCAAGAAGGCCTCGTACAAATTATTTATGAAGACCGGCCCTTTGCCGATCAGATTACTGAGGTACTCGACGTAGCCTTTCTGGAGTTAGAGTACCTGCGCGTTTTTGTGGGAAAGATCATTGACTATCGCGATAGATACGGCACTCATCCATCTGCAGAAGCAATAATATCTATCTTGCGCACTCAGCTTGATGGCGAAGATGAAATAGTGCAGAAGCAAGTCAGAGAATATTTTGCCAAAGTTACTGCAAGAGAGCTTTCGGATATAAAATATATTAAAGAGCAGTCGCTTGATTTTTGTCGCAAGCAGAATCTAAAAGAAGCGATGCTAAAGTCGGTCGGGTTGCTGCAGACATGCTCATTTGATGAAATCTCTAAGACCATCAATGATTCTCTCAAGCTTGGATCGGATAATAACTTTGGCTATGATTATATAGCCGATTTTGAACAGAGGTTTGTCCCAAAGCACCGTCTTCCGGTCACAACCGGATGGAAAGAGATAGACTCCATTTGTGGCGGCGGTCTTGGAAAGAGCGAACTAGGGGTGGTGATCGCCCCTACCGGCGCCGGCAAGTCTTTTTGCCTTGTGCACCTTGGGACCCAAGGAATAAAGGAGGGCAAGGTAGTTGTTCACTACACCCTTGAACTTCAAGACACAATTATTGCAAACAGATACGATAGTTGTTTAACAGGATACCCTCTTTCTGATATCATTAACTTTAAAGAAGAAATATACGAAGAGATTAAAGATATCGAAGGAAAGCTTATTATCAAGGAATACCCCACCAAATCTGCAACAACTAATACTATTAAATCCCACCTTACTAAGTTGTTGAAGAGAGGCATCAAGCCGGGGATGATTATTGTTGACTATGCCGATCTTTTAAGGCCGGTAACCGTGAGGAAGGAGAAGAGAACAGAGTTGGAATCTATTTATGAAGACCTCCGCGCTATATCCACAGAGTTTGGTTGTCCCGTGTGGACCGCCTCACAGACGAATCGTTCGGGACTGAGTGCAGAAGTAATCACAATGGAACAGATATCAGAAGCGTTTAATAAATGCTTCGTCGCCGATTTTATATTTTCTGTTTCACGCACAGTTGAAGACAAACAAAATAATCAAGGGAAAATGTTTATTGCCAAAAATAGAAATGGTCCCGATGGGATGATCTATAATATATTTATGGATCCCTCCAGTGCTAAAATTAAAGTTATGCCAAACACCACTTCTACCGCAGCGATTCCGCTCAACCCCGTGGCTTTAACCGCTAGCATGCAAAAAGATCTACTGCAGAATAAATACGAGAAGTTTAGAAAAAGGAAATAAACATAATGAGAACTATAGAAAACATACGCAGATTCAGACTATCAGATACTTTTATCGAGCCCTACAAAGATGCCGAAGTGCCATGGGGGCCCTTGGGGTATGTCACATTCAAGAGAACATACTCCAGACGATTAAGTGAATTCGATCCAGACGCCACCGGCTCAGAAGAATGGTGGCACACCTGTCGCCGGGTCGTGGAAGGCATGTTTAACATGCAAAAACAGCACGTATTCCAGCTTGGCTTGGAATGGAACGACGGAAAGGCACAAAAGACCGCGAAGGAAGCCTATGAGCGCCTCTTCAATCTTAAATGGACACCCCCTGGCCGCGGCCTGTGGATGATGGGAACAAAATTCGTGGAAGAGCGCACAGCGGCCGGCCTCTTTAATTGCGCCTTTCGTTCCACCCGGGATCTCTCCACAAAGGGCGGCTATCTCTTTGCGTGGATGATGGATGCGCTCATGGTTGGCGTTGGGGTGGGTTTCGATACCGAAGGCGCCGGTACCGTCACCATCCAGGAGCCAGCATATACTAACGATACGTTGGTTATTGACGACTCTCGCGAGGGGTGGGTGGATTCAGTACACACTCTTCTTGATGGGTTCTTCTTTGGCGGAAAGGTACCTAAGTTTGACTACTCAGCGATTCGCGAGTTTGGAGCAGAGATTAAGGGCTTCGGGGGCACATCTAGCGGGCCCGCCCCCCTTATCGAGCTTCACGAGAACCTCAAGGAGTTATACTCCAGCAAGATCGGAGAGTCCGTCACTTCAGTAGACATCGTGGATACTGAGAACCTTATCGGCCGCTGTGTGGTTTCGGGCAATGTTCGACGTTCAGCGGCATTGGCGATGGGGCGCTATGATGACACACGATATCTTGAAATGAAGAACGATCAAGAGAAACTATACCACCACCGATGGGGATCCAACAACTCCTTTAACGCTGAGGTGGGGATGGACTACACTTGGCATGCCGCGCAAAGTCAAAAGAACGGCGAACCCGGATATATCTGGCTTAACAATGCGCGC